AACGAATCCTATTCAAACAATCCTGTAAGTCCAAATATCCATAATCTTGTTGGATACTTTAATTCAAGAGAAGACTCTTTTAGAATAATAAACAAGTCAATTGCTTCTTGGTCATTTAATGGTGCAATACCATCAAAAATTTATGATGTTCAGGTATGGAATCCAACTGAGTATAGACCAAACATTGTTCCAGGAGATTTTGTAATTGTATTAGATCAGCTTGGAGAATACGTTGCAAGACCAGTAATTATTGTAGAGCCAGAAGACCCATCAGAGTTTTTTGATATAACGGCTGACCCTGCAACAAGAGTTGTTTATTCAATTACTGGGGCAACCGCAGGAGCTTCTACCGTAACTTATACAACATCAATAAATCATAATTTTACAACAAACACTTTTATAACAGTGTCTGATATATTTCCAGCCCAATTTAATACAACAAAGACTAAAATTACTGCAGTAACAAATAATACCTTTACTGTTTCAAAATCAATAACTGGGTCTTATACTAGTGGTGGAAGTTCTTTTGCTCAAGCCAAATTTAATTCTAATTTAATTATTAAATATTTAAACTCTTACGGCTTAGAGTCAGATTATATTATTCCAACATACCTAGGTTCTGATGGATACCCAGCAAACTATGTAGAAATAATTAGAGAAGACTGGGAAAACAAATACCTTGGATCTTCTGGTTGGATTCTGTCTGGATCAGGAAACTCTATATTTAATAATGTTGCTATTCGTGGAGAAATCACTGCTGACACCCTAGATGTTGGCGGAGGGGAAGGAATTACCTACGATGGAACAACTGTAAGACTTGGAACAGATGTAACTATTGACGGTGATGTAACAGCAACAAGTTTCTCTATTGATGCAAATAATTACTGGAATAGCGATGGTGAATTTAAAGTTGGAGATTCTACTTCCTTTTTGTCTTGGAATCCAACAACAGATCAGCTTAGTATAGATGGAAGAATTACTGCTCAAACTCTTAATGTTGGCGGAGGGCAGGGAATCATATATGATGGATCAACTGTAACAATTGGAACTGATGTAATAATTAATTCTGACCTAACTGTAAGCGGTTTAACGGTTAACGGTCCAAGCTCAACGTTATTAAAAATTAATGATAATGTTTCAGACATTAATAATCTTACGGCAGGAACACTAGTAAATGATGGTCTGTATATTGATAGATATAACTATTGGTATACGGACGGAAGATTTAGCGTTGGTAATGCCGTTGGAACTATTTCTTTTACCACTAATACAGAAGAAGCAGATACATCCCTTAGAATATCTGACAGATTAGTTGTTGGCACAAACTCTTTTAGTAACATTCAACTTGTTGGTGGATCAACTGCAGCTAATACTTTTATTAGAGTTGGAACTGGTGGGTATAACACAGAAACTGCAAGATTCTTTGTTGACGGTAATGGAAGATTTAGCCTTGGTCAAAAACTTAGATACACAATTGCTGACGGTTTATTTGTAGAGGGTGCAATTAATGCAACGTCTGGAACGTTTATAAATACCGTATATGTTGGAAATAACGCAACAGCGTCAAATAACATTCAGCTTATTGGAACATCTACTGCTGCAACAACTGCAATAGGTATTGGATCTGGAACACTTGGCTATAACACGACAACAACAAAGTTTTGGGCAGATGCTTCAGGAAGATTTAGTCTTGGTCAGGGTTTGTTGTGGGATGGAACAAACTTAACAATTAATGGATCTGGAACATTTAGTGGATCCCTTTCTGCTGCTAGCGGAAGTTTTACTGGTGCTTTAACTGGTGGAACAATTAGCATTGGTACTGGAGATGAAATATTTAAGGCAGACTCTAATGGAATTTATTTAGGAGATGCCACTTTTGCAGATGCCCCATTTAGAGTTACTCCTACAGGAGTTTTAACTGCAACAAATGCAAATATTTCTGGAACAATAACTGCAACCACTGGAGCAATTGGTGGCTTTAAAATTGGAACAGCCAACCTATATACTCCAGCAATTCCAGCAACTGGAATTACTGCAGGTATAACATCTGGAACTTCTAACTATACATTTTTTGCAGGAGCAGATTCTGAAACTGGAACAAATGCTAAGTTTAGCGTTACTAATGCTGGTGCACTAACAGCAACCAGTGCTACAGTTTCTGGTGCAATTACAGCAACTTCTGGATCATTTACTGGAACCGTAAACATATTAACTGGGGGATCTTTAGTTGCAGGTACTACAACAGATGGTTTAACAGTATCAAGTCTTGGATTAGTGGGATATGACAATGGGGTTCCAGTCTTTACCCTTCCAACATCATCATCAGAAACACCAACAATTGCAAACTTTAAACTTATTGATACTGCAATTGTTTCAGATGGTCAAAATGCAAATATTATTGTTGGAACAACTGGATCAAGTGCAAGCAATATTACTATTCGTGGACAAGTTGGAACTGGAATAGTTCCTGCAATTTTTACAACCATAGCTGGAACTGCAACCACAGACAGTGCTGGAAACGGATTCTACATTGATAGGTCTGGTAAGTTTAGGCTTGCAGGTGCAAATGGATCTGTAACAATGGATGGTTCTGGAAACCTAACTGTTACTGGAACAATAAATGCTTCACTTGGTAATATTGGTGGATTTACAATTGGAGCCACCTCACTAACCGCAGGAACTGGATCTACATCTGTTGGATTAAATACTACTGGATATCCTTTCTATGCAGGTAACGCAAGTCCAGAATCTGCTCCATTTAGCGTCACTTCAGCAGGAGCTTTGACTGCAACTAACGCTACAATTACTGGTGCAATTACAGCAACCTCTGGAAGTTTTACTGGTGCAGTAAACGCAACTTCTGGAACTTTTTTAAATACTGTAAACATTGGAAACCATGCAACAAATGTATTAAAGCTTACTGGAACTAACACAGCAGCAACTACAGCAATTTCTTCTGGAACAAGCACCTATAAAACTGGTGGAATCTGGATGGATGCCTCTGGAAGATTTAGCCTTGGAACAGAAAAACTTTTCTTTGATGGAACCGACTTAACTATAAGTGGAACTCTTGAGGCTGGAACAATTATCGGATCAACCATCCGTGGATCTGATGTGTTTGCTAACTCTGCTCAAATTGGTGGAAATGCTTATGGATGGATTGCTGGAGCTGGTGGACTATTCTCTGGAACAAAAGAGTCTACATCTTATTTACAGTCTGGATTCTATTCAAATGAAATTCTTGACATTGTTCAAGAAACTCAAGCTGGTTCTTCAAACATAAAAAGAAACTTGTTCTTAAAAACATCAAAGATAACATCAGCTCAGTTAGAGCCAGACGGACTTACAATTAAGTACGTTTCAGACAACTCTTTTTATAAGGGCGAAACTATTAATATTACAGGAGCTGCTGACTCAGATTACAATGGAACAAGTCTAGTAGTTGAGTATGCTTTATCTGGAGAGTTTTATGTAAGAAGAGATCGTACAGGAATTACTCCAACTAGCCTTTCTGGAATGAATGCTACGGCAACATCTCAAACTTCTGTACTTGGAAGAATGACTGGAAACTCTAGATCACCATATATTACATTTGCCAATGATATAAAAAATATTGAAATTGGATATGAACTTTGGGCAGTTACTGGATCACCAACAGCTTGGAACACATCACAATTTGAATACATTGGAATCGTGGCAGAAATTGTTAACAGCAAGTTAATTAAGCTAAGATCTCCAGCACCAAGAACCATTAATAATGAAAACTTTGCAATCAGTTATGTAAATTCAACAATTACAATGCAGTTCTTTAGTGGTCTTCCTGCGGAAGGTAGAAATATATCTATTGAAACTCCTGGGGAATCAGAGTACGCTATGTCTGGAATATTTGCACAGCCAAATATTGATAATGACAAAATTGTTACAACTAAATCTTTACCACCAATTTTTGTTACTGGAACCTACACCCAAAAACAATTTTCTGGCTCTCCATGCTTTTTATCATTTTCAACAGGGTCAAGAGATAATGTTAGGTTAAATATAAAAAGAATTAGTGCTTTAAAAGAACCAAATGAAGTAGATCCAGAAAGTCCATTTTACAACGTAAAGATATATCTAGATATTGCAGATGAAGATCAGGTTTCCGTTGGAGATAACATACTACTATCAAACATACCTTTATTTTATGACGTACTGTACTCACTTAACAACAACTACTTCCCAATTATTAATATGACACAAGAGTTAATTAGCGGTACAACATATGCAGTACTTGAAGTGTATGCTGACGGATACCTAACTTTTGACACCAATCCAAGCCCTGTTATTTTTTCACCATATGACGTAGACTCTTATGAAGTAGTAAACAATGTAGTAACAGTAACTTTAACCAGCAACCATGTATATTCTGTTGGTCAGGTAATTAATATACCAACATTTAATGACAGGGGATATATTGATAATGACTGGACAGGTCAATATGTAATATCTGCAGTTCCAGCATCAAATAAAATTAGCTATCAAAAAGTCCTTCCAAATAGCATTGATCAGACAGTTCCTGGAGATTTTGATGTAATTGCATTTTCATATCCAGCCGTTGAAATTTATAATAATACTAAAAACTATGCAATGTGGGTTGGAGCAATATCTCCAGACGAGGCTCCATTTAGCATAGATACTTATGGTCAAAACTTAAAGGTTAAAAATATTGAGGTTACTGGAGAGGTAAAGGGATTTTATTCTGATATAATTGAACTGGACGATTTTTCAGGAAGCTTTGATGGAAGAAACAACGCCTTTGAAGCTAGGTATAACCAGAAACAATTGGTCCTAGACAATCCTCTAAGGCTTGTCATATCTCTAAATGGAGTAGTGCAGTCAGCATTTATTCAAAATAGAGAGTATGTCTGGCAGAGTGGATTGATGGGATTCAAAGGTTACACTGTAGATAATGGTAGAGTTAAGTTTGCTGAATCACCGCCACACGGATCTATTGTTAATGCAAGAGTATTCCCAGGACCACAAGTTAATAAAAAGACTAGGATCTATCCGTTTAAAGCGGTAGACGTAGCTTTAGGATAAAAGGAGAAATTTACTAAATGGCAAAGAAGGTCTTACTAGACACCTACTACACATTTTCACCATCAACAGACACAGTGGTGATTCCAAGAGTAATCCAGAGAGAAAATCTCATGTTGATTACAAATGTTACTACAAATCAGGTGATCTATAATTTCTCCGATCCAGAGCTAAGTGCTTTATCATATTCAGTAAAAGGTTCTTCTACTGGATCAACAACTACAATTACTTTAAATTACGACTGCTCACAAATGCTTTCAACAGATAAGCTTCAGGTTATCTATGATGAGTATGATGAAAAAATTACTCCATCAGACAACCTAGTTGATGCAGTAGCAAAGATGCGTGTTGCAACACCCCAGTCTTTAATTGACACAGATTTTGAATATGGTGTGCAAGGTTCAAAATGGGAGGCTCTTGCTCTTACCCATAACTATCCATCATTTTTCTCAAAAGGATCTGGTGGTAACTCTTTAGAAATTTCAGATTCTGTTTCAAATGGTGGTTTAACTGTTAGAGACAAATCCAGAATTTCTGTTCTTACGGTAACAGCTCACGGTCTTGCAAACAATGATGTTATTAGTGTCCAAGAAAGCTTAGATGAAAATGCAGATGGCACCTACCCAGTAACAGTTCCATTACAACTATCATTAAGTGTTGCCACAACTGGGGGAATTTTTACAACACAAGGAAACCTAGCACATAATCTTGTTTCCAACCAACCAATTATTTTTAGCTCTGTTGGTACAGCCGTTGGCATATCTGCAGACACTAAGTACTACGTTACATTTACTGGACTAACATCAACAACTGCTTACCAATTTAAAGTTAAAGCAGCAATTGATTCAACAAGCACAGTAACAATTTCCACTGCAGATACCGCCAATGGGGTAAAAACAGATAATACAAAATTGTTTTACTATCTTGCAAAAGCAAGGGTAACAGCTGGAAGCACCAAAGATGATGTTTTAACATCTATGATTCCTGGTGGAATTTTTGACAATGCTCATATTCCTGGAGGCATTACTGGAAGCCTAGACAGATTTTCTATTTCTGGATCAGCAGGTGGCACTACTGGAATCCTAAATGCTCAAACTACAATAGAAACTCCTGATCCACATGGACTAGTTCCAGGAACACCAATTTTAATTAATGGAGTTTCTTATGCTGGAGAAACAACAGTTACTAATAAGCTTTTAGCATCAAACGTTGCAACCCTAACAACATCAACAGATCATGCTTACCTAGCTGCTGACACAATTAGTGTTTCTGGAGTAGACGCAACATTTAATGGACAATATACAGTAAAAACAATAGGTGCTATTACAAATAAAGCAATGACTACTAATACAGCAACACTAACATCCGCAGGTCATCCATTTGTAATTGGAGACAAATTAAATATATCTGGTGTAGACGACACGTTTAACGGCTTAGAGCTTGAAGTTACAGCAGTTGCCACTAATACTTTTTCGTATGTCGTTCCTGATGGCGGAAACGTAACTTCTGTTGCAGTTTCACCTTCTGGTGCAGCAGTATATTCAGCAAAAGTTAGTTACGACAAAACTGCTACGAATGTTACAAGCGTTGCATCTTCAGGTTTAATTGGAAATGTTGGTAACGGCACAACTAATGATCTTGTTACTAACATTAATGGATCTTGGATTGTAACATCTGTTCCAACACCAAATACTTTATCGTTTACTAGATCTGGTATAACTAAGGCTTTCCCAACTGGAGATGTAAATAGTTCTGCAATTTTAGTGTGTAAGCCAGACGCATATATTAGACACACAAGCTCTAACGGTGGAGTTGAGCTTTCTACAGTAAACAATGTTACTGGAATTAAACAAATTCGTCAAACAAGAAAAACTTTTAGGTATCAATCTGGTAAGGCAATTCAATTTTCAACAGGTGCTAAATTTACACCAAGCTATGACATTAATAGCATAACTTCTGACGTATCAAGTGGTGCAGCAACAATTTCTGTAACAACCGTTCAAGATCACGGCATGCAACCAGGTGCAAGAGTAAAGGTTGAAGGAATTCAAGTTGTTGGTGGAGACTATAATCCATTTAATGGAGACTTCCTAGTAACTGACGTTATTAATCAAAATACATTTGCATACAAGACAACAATTATTCCAGGATTTACATACACAACAAACATGAATCCATCTGGAGAAAACTCAATTGTTACTGTTTCTACTTGGGCTGGAGCTTGCACAAGAGTTGGTCTGTTTAATGAAATGAACGGACTGTTCTTTGAGTATGACGGTCAAAAGTTATGGGCTTGCAAGAGATCTTCTAACAAGCCATTATACGGAACTATTACTGTTAACAATAAGGCAAACTTAGTAGAAGGAATAGATACTAGATTTACTAAACAAATTGTTGCACAAGATTCAGTAGTAATTAAGGGTCAAGTCTACCAA